AGCGTCGGAGGAGACGCCCCATCGTATAGCGCTTGAACGGGAACGATGTTGGTTGTCCCTCGGCATTGGTTTGCCAGACTGCCATCAAAGGTTTTTGTGATGTAGTTTGCAGATCCAATCGAGAACGTCGAGTTTAGAGCTGTGCCACCTGCCGGCCCGGGCGTGCTACTGGTTCCCGGTCCCTGCGCTGTCAGATAAGATGCGATCGCTGTATTGCCGCCACCCGCTCCGACAGTAATCGCAATTGATGCGCCAGGCGTGACCGTGATGAAACCAGCGGCAACCGTGTAGATAACGGTCGTGCCGTTTGAGTAAACGCCGCTGCCAATTGTGGCTCGCAGCCGAGTAACGCCAGACGGGACCGTAAACGTGTCCGATCCGCTGGTGACCTTGTAATACAAGCTAAATTGCAGAACGCCGGTGCTAATTGTTGGCGTTACCGAAACAGCGCTGATGATCTCGTTGTTGGTGCCCCCAATCGTGATTGTCGTGCCATCAGGACGCAACGCCCCGATCTGAGCAGTCGTGGCAACCGGCAGCGCTGCACGTTTGATGATTGCATCGTAATTGAGCGCTGATGTCCCAGAATCACGATAAAGATAACCGCCGCCGCTACTTGGCAACGATTGTCCAGTCGTTGCAAGGGTACCAGCAACAAAGCTCAGACCAGATCCGACCGTGACGTTAGCAATCCCGCCAGATCCATCACCACGCAGAATTGACGATCCGCTCGTCAGACCCGTCAAATCGTTGATGCCAGAGATGTTGTCGTAAGTGCCGATGGTGACCGCCGCAGCAGTCTGAAGCACTAGCTTATAAGCAACCCCAACGGTCAACCACGTCTGATTGGCGGTGCGCCCTGCGGCATCCAGCACAATCGGGTTGGCATTGGCAATGGTTCCCGCGCTGCTGGTATACGTCGCTTGTGGCGTCGTCGTTCCTGCCGTGTACGTGTACAGCAAACCGCCAGCCAGCGGAATTCCCAGGTTATCGAAAAACTGCCAACCAGCGCCAGCTAACGGGGAGAGCTTAACCGCCATTTTCTTCCTTTTGCTCTTGAGCTTCCTGCTCAATCGCCTTAATCAGATTCATGACCTCAACATACGGACGCTGACCAAGATAATGCAAGATCGCGTTGATCAAGTTAACTGACAGATGCGCTTTGTCCATAAGTCGGCCATGTAAGGTTAAAAGGATCGGCTTGCTGGGTAATGTCTCGCAATTCTTGACGGTACGTTGCCCACTCAGCCTTGTCAACCGGAGCGTCAGCCACCTGCGTCCAGTCGGAATCTTTCAGCATTTGATTGCGTTGAGTGCGGACAACCTGCCACTGAGTATCAACCCTCGCTTGGAGTTCTTCAGCCGTTAGTGGCTCAACATTGACCAAGCAGCACATCCCGTCATACAGATGCGGAGCCGCAGACACTAGCTTCTCTGTTGCGTGGTCGTAGGGTTTCCACACAGAGATGACGTAATAGCCAGCTTCGGCAATCCAATCTAACGATGGACCACGGTCGCCAAACGAAGTGTTAGGAAACCACTCGGTGTGGTCTTTAATAATGAGGCCTTGGTTAGCGAGTTGCATGGTTACCTCGTTGGGAATGCTGCGGTTGGCGTTGTGATGGTACGGGCAACGCCTTTGGTTATGCGTAGGTCTTGGATGTAGCCATTAAACCAAAAGTTATCAAACCCAGTTGAAGACCCGCCGCCTACGCCTACAACATTGTTAGAAGAATAATTTCTAGTATCAGAGCCTGAACCAACATTTGTGCCATTTCTGTATATAGTGGTTGTTGACCCGCTTTTAACAATTGCAATATAATACCAAGTTCCTGTTACAACAGTTGTTCCTGTTTCTGCGGCAATTAAAGCAGGGACGGCGGTCTGATAATAAAAATTTATTTTTCCATCACTTAGACCAGTTTGCACAGCCCATCCACCAGTGACAAAGCCAACATAACCCTGAGAAATTATTGTTTGATAACCTGTAAGACTACTATAATATTGCCAAAATTCAATTGTCCAGTTTCCAGAACCAAATGTTCCAGTTAAATTTGCGGGCATCGTTAAATAATCACCCGACCCATCAAACTTCATGCTGGTTGGAGGCCATTGAGCAGTAATTGTGTTACTAACCTGAGCATCCCCAACCGTTGACACTACGTTCTGCGTTGTAGCGTCGTAGATTCCTGCGTTGGTGAAGTTGAGCAGGAGACTGGTGTTTGTGACGTTGGTTACTGGTGCGGTGGGTCCGCCAGCGGGTGGAACGATTGCTGTGCCTTTGACTATACGAAGGTTAGATATATAACCATTTACCCAAAAATTATTAAAGCCAGTTATTGAACCACCACCTGTGCTTAAAATTTGACTGGCTGAATAGTTTCTAGTATCCGAGCCAGAGCCAACGCTTACCCCATTTCTGTATATTGTAAGTGTTGATGAGTTTTTAACAATTGCAATATGATACCAAGTTCCTGTTACAACAGTTGTTCCTGTTTCTGCTGCAATTAAAGTTCCAGCCGGAGCCTGATAATAAAAATTTATCTTGCCGTCTCCATTTCCAGTTTGGACAAGCCAGCCACCTACAGTTGCACCACCAACATACCCTTGAGAAATTATTGTTTGAAAATTTGCAATACTGTTATGATATTGCCAAAACTCAATTGTAAAATCCCCGGTTCCAAAAGCCCACGCGGAGTTAGCTGGAGCCGTCAAATAATCCGAACTACCATTAAAGTACCCGCTCCCAGCATACGCCGCAGGAGTATACGCAGCAGCCGGTGAGAACGGCTGGAATGCTTGGACGGTTGGTGTTCCTGAACCAACAGTAATTGCACTTGCAAGAGACGAACCGTCGACAAAACGGTTGTATCCGCAAGATAAGAAGATTGTGCTTCCCAGAGCTGTTAATGGAGTTGTTGGCGTTGATGAAATTGTTAGGTTGGTGTTTGACAATCTAAGATTTGAGACGTAACCAACAAACCCGTTTGCCGCGCTTCTGTCAGTTCCGATACGCATTGCGTCGGTTTGGCTAAAAGTAGTCGCTGACGTACCAGTCCCGTCAGACGTTCCGTTGACATATAAAGTTGTTTGATTTGAACCAGTGCCAGCACGAACAACAGCGACGTAATACCAAGTATTTGCCGCAAGACTCGTTGCCCCAGTTATGCTTGTTGAAGTGTCAATAAACACCAACTTGTCAGCAGAACTTATTTGAAACACCCATCCCGTTGGAGTTGCTGCACCTTTGGCTGCAATTGTGTGTGTTGCTCCGGATGCAGTGCGAAACACCCATGCTTCAATAGTGAAGTTTGCAGCCCCAAACCGAAGGCTCGCACTATCCGCAACGCTCAAATAACTGGATGAAAAATAATTACTCCACTGCCCATTCGACCAATACGGAGTCACAGATCCCTGCGTTGTTGATCCCCCGCGAGTGATGGTGAAGCCAACCCCTCCGTTAGCGGTTCCGGAATCTAAGAACCCATTAGTGGTAGTTGTGCCTTGGTTATTCTGCCCGTCGGTGCTGGTTGTCTCTAGCAACAATGGAACATAGGCAAACGAGGCGTCACTTGTACCACCGCCGCCAGCCGCAGCACCAGCAGATTTAGATGCTGCGAACATCAGTAGTTCTGCCCAATCGTCGCACCGAACCAGCTAGTGCCGTCAGAGAAGAACGAAAAAATATCACGCTTGCCTGACCCAGTGCTGATTGTTGGCGCAGTTCCAGACGGCCATACAACCGTTGTCCAGGTCACAGTTCTAGGAGTGCTGTCTTGCGTCAGAATCAGAATAAAACTCTTGCCAGCGACCGCTGTTGGCGTCGTAATGGTCGCATTGCCACCAGAAATCGTGAACCGCTGAAAGGTTCCGTTAGCCAAATCAATCGTTACTGATGTGCCAGCAGTTGCGACATACGAAGTTTCAACGTAGTTCGTAATTGTCGGATTGGTCAGCGTTGGCGTTGTTGAGAACACTAGATTGGTGCTTGTCGTTCCAGTAGCGCCAGATGCCGTGTAACCCGTGATGTTGTTAAACGCCGTGATTCCGGCAGAAGTTGCGTTTGTGCCGCCATTGGCGACTGGCAGCGCAGTGCCAGAATAAGCAATCGCCAGAGTGCCAGACGATGTTACGGGAGAGCCTGTAACCGTGAATAGCGCTGGCGCAGACAACCCAACACTGGTTACAGTCCCAGAACCGCTAGTCGCTGCCCAACTCATTACCCCAGCGGTGGTGCTAGTCAAGGCATAGCCGTTAGCCGCAGGGACAGCCGTTGGAAGCGTATACGACTGAGTGCCGGCAACCGTTGGCGCGTTTAACGCAACCGTCCCAGACGTGTCACCTGAAAGTACAATACCGGACATTACGACCCCTCAAATGTTAGCTGTTCCACGGGAGAGCCGGTGAAACAACAGGAGGATTGATTTGCGCGTCAATCTGCGCTTGTACAGCCGCTTCGGCAGATGCCTGATCTACACCGTTTGCCCAGAGCCAGCCAAGTACTTGATCTTGCGTCAGATCAGCAAACTCAGTGAATGAGTCCGTTGGCGCAGGAACCGATGTCGTTGAATAAACCGTGCCGGTATAAGCTCCATCAACACCCGTGCATCGCCAATGAATATTGAACACTACATTGGTCTTATCGTCAGACAGCGGGTGGCAGTTAAGCTGAGAGATTTCCCAGTTAAAAGTAGTCATTATTTGACTTCCAGTTGGGCGATACGGATACGAAGGGATTGGATTTCTTTGACAAGCATTGGGACCAGTTTGGAGTAGTCCACAGCCATCATTTCATCAGGGTCTGCGGGTTGATGAACCGCTTCAGGCGCTACAGACACAAGCTCTTGGGCGACAAAACCAGCACGTTGGTGATTGCCATCTGACTTCCAGTCAAAACTACGCACCTGAAGAGAATCAATAACGCTACCAAACTCAGGCGCATCAACAATGTTTTCTTTCAGTCGCTGGTCAGAGGTGGTGTTGTACAGAACCCCGGTTGTGCCGGATTGGGCGATTGAACCAATATTGTTTGAATTGTAATAAAAATATTCATAAACAGACCCACTCGCAGTGCCTGATGTATGACCTATTAAATTGTATGATGCCCCTGAATTTGGGACAGAAGTAAAACCCCCCGTTGCCCCAACATTACTTGCAGAGGTATTTCCGACAACAAGGTTGCCCGAGGAGTCGAGGCGCATCCGTTCTGAGTTGTTGTTGACAAATTTAATAGTTCCAGCGCCATCTGGCCCTATAGTTATTACTCCTGCCCCTGCCGTATAAAGCCAAGTCTCATTTGCGCCAACACCTGCATACGAATAAGAAGCGCCTGTAAGACCTAATCTAAAAGAGACAGATCCATTACCCGCTTGAAACCCGTCAAATGCCGTTCCAGAACCAGACACCACAAGAGCAAGTTTTGTTGCTGGCGAAGTCGTCCCAATACCAAGGTTGCCGGAGGAGTCGAGGGTGGCTTGTGCGTTTGTACCGTCACCGCTGAATTGCAATCCTGCGGCACTAGAAGCGTAGTTGCTGCCTTGGATGTAACCGAGAGCAGTTGCGCCAGCGGTGAAAGAAATGCGCGATGCAATGCCTGGACCGCCGCCTGTTGTGCCAGAGTTGTTTAGACGCAGCAGCGTCAGCGCAGCAGAGTTTGCCGCGCCTTCTACCATCAGCCTTACGCTCGGCGAACTCGTCCCAATACCCAGCCCCGTGCTGGTCAGGCGCATACTTTCGGTTGTTCCACCAGTGCAAAAAATTTGATTGCTTGCGTAATAAATTGAATTTGCGTATGCAGCGCCACTACGATTGTAAGAAGCCAATGCAACGCCAGATGCATCAGAAGGATTAACTTCAAATCCTGCCGCACCAGCATTAGATACAACTAATTTATTTACTGGTGAAGCCGTCCCAATACCGACGTTCTGGCTGGCGTCGACCGTAACCGCAGTAGTACCCGCAGTTTGAAGCTGCAACACCCCACTAGTATCGGCGGTTGATACCAGCCCAGCGGACGTTGATGCGTTAATCGTAGATGCCATTGCTTGCCTTTAAGAGATGACCCACCGCGAGCCGCTGCTGACAGTTACCGTTACGCCAGGCGCATAAGTAATTGGCCCAACGCTATGTGCGCCACGCGCTGCCGGGATCGTGTAATTGCTGCTGATTGTCAGATTATTCAGGTAGATGCAACCATCTGCAACCGTGCTACTCACGGACGCCCATGAGAGCGTCCCAGAGCCACTTGTCGAAAGAACCTGCCCCGACGTACCGTCAGAGCCAGGAAACGTGTACGTGGTGAATCCGGCAACCGCTGGGGCTTGGAGCGTGATCACTCCAGAAGTCGCGCCCTTAAATCCAACCGTCGTAAACGTGCCAGCATTTGGCGTTGTAGCGCCAACAGTGCCGTTGATGTTGATCGACGCTGTGCCGGTCAGATTGGTTACCGTGCCGCTGGATGGAGTGCCAAGAGCGCCACCGTTGACCACAAACGACCCAGCAGTACCAACGGCTATTCCGAGCGCGTTTAAAACGCCCGATCCAGTAGTAATTGCTCCGGGAGATTCTCCTGGCCCACCACCAATCACCAAGTTGCCAAGCCCCAAAGGGTCGCTACTAGCCCAAGTCGTTCCGCTTGTGAAATAAGGAATGCCGCCAGAGTTTCCCGCAATCGTCAGCGCCAACGTGCCAGACGTTGTAATCGGAGATCCACCAACAGAAATAATCCCGCCAGTGAAGGTCTGGGCAACGCTGGTAACCGTACCCGCGCCAGCCCCACCATACGTAGGAATATTGAGCGTATTGCCAACAAACGTCGCTGATCCGCTCGTGCCGGTCGTTGTCAGCGTGATCGGTGCTTGAAAGTCTGTACCCGCTGTGGCAGCGCTGATAGCCGATCCATTACCCTTTAGAACCCCAGTGATGCTTGTGCCAACTGAGATTGAAGGAGTTGTGGTCGGGTTAGATACCGTGCCGCTAAAGCCGTTAGCCGAGGCAACCGAGACGGTTGTGACCGTGCCGCTGCCGCCACCACCACCAGCGCCTGAAGTTGCCCTAAGTGCCATTACAAACCCTCGCCTGCGGTGACTTCAAAAGCTCCAGCAGCATCTGCTTTGAACCAGGCATTTGGAGGGATTCCACCAATCACTTCAACCGAGCTTGGCAGAAACCCAAGCGTTGCCGATGAAGGATTACCGGCTGTTGGAGCCGTTACGGTGATTGTTGGCGTTGCGTTGTTTGGCGGTGGTGCAATCCAGCTAATGTACTGAACCGAAGCGCTGGTATTGCGAATTCTATAGCTCGATGGGTTGTCGTTGTTCTTGGATGCAACCTGCACAACAGACGTTCCAACAAGGTAAGTTGGGCCAAACGGCGTGAAAGGTGAATTATACATTACCCTGATCTTCCTTTGCTTTTAGCTTACTGCGCCATTTTTATGAGATCAAAGAGAAAAGCCGACCCTTGTGAGATCGGCTTTCTTTCTCATTTGCCCAAATTAAGGCAGGAAGGTTAGATCGTAACCATAAACAAACACGTCAACCGTAGCAGCATAAGACGCTGCCGTGCCAACGTTAAAGTACAGGTTCTGAGTTGTCTGAGCCGCTGTAGAAGCTACAGTTCGCTGCGACACAACCGAAGCGCTGGTCAAAGCGCTCAGGCTGGCATTCGCCACGATTGCGGTGCCGCTTGCGCCAGGCGCTGGAAACACGCCGGCCAAAGGGACGGTAGCCGTCGACAGGTTAGCCGAAGCATTGGTCACGATGACGTTTGAAACGCTATAGCTGCCAGTGTTGAGGATCGGCAGAACGGTGTCGCCTGTCGCTGCTAGGTTCACTGATTGATAAGACGCCAACAAACGCAGAGCTTGGTTCGTGCCAAGGTTCTGTGGATGATTGGCTACGGTACTTGCGGGACCTGGATTCGCCATGATTTATTTCCTTAAATCTTTGTTGATTAGGCTGCAACGCGGCAAGCCAATTCGGGATACAGCATCGCCCAACCGTAAAGCACGTCTAAACGACATGGAATACTGTCGTTATTGATCGTATACTGCCTACAAACACGGATGGACAAGCCGAGCTCTTTATCCGATGCACGTCCAGCAAATACAACCCCCATTGGCAATTCTAAATCGGCGCAAGCCAATGTTTCCGCATTGCGATGGAGAATGATGTTTTGTGGGCTAACGGTGCCAGTGTTATTGAACGGAGTTACAACAGCCGTGCTGCTGGTAGCCGAAACAAACACGTTCTGGAATTGGCCAGCGGTGATGATTGCAGGAGAAACCGTAACCGATGCCGAACCACCCGAGCTAATCGTAACGTCAGAGGTCACAACAAAGTTACGCAGACGGTTCGTGCCATATGGCTGACGGTTCTGCGGGTTGACCGCATAGACGTTAGCAATGGTGATCACGTCACCCTGCTTGATCGGTGCGGCAGCGGTAGCGGCAGCGATGGTGATCGTCGAGGACGATGCCCAACCCGAGGTCAGCGAACCCGTGAAGGTGGCCGTGTTGGTCGACAGGGTAGCAGTGGCATAAGAGCCAAAGGTCTGCGACACAACGTTCTGGTCCATCTTCCAGCGCATACCAGCCGAGTCAGTACCCATCATGCCCTTTTCGTACTGGTCGCTGATCTTCTGGCTAGGCATAAACAGCCCTTTCAGCGAATCAACGATGGTAGCCGAGGTAAATGGCTCGACGATACAAGCGCGACGCCCGTCACGTGGTGCGCCTTCCGAATCCAGATAAGCCTGGCCGGTCAAATAGGTCAGCAACGAGGTAGGTGGAACGCCAGCCGTACCAACGATGTTGGCGATGTTGTTCTTGGCAAGCACCAGACCGTCACGGTCGATCTTGTTGGCGATAGCAGCAACGCCAGGTTTGATCACGCGATCTGAGAACATATCCAGCGACAGAGCCAAATCAGCGGTGCTGAACTGGGTATCAACGTGGAATTGCGTGTTCAGCGTGACAGGGATTGAAGTTTCGTTGAAATCTTCAACCGACAGGTTAGGACCCGTGGTTCCAATGAAGCGTGCTGGTTTACGGACATTGACCGTACTTCCAATTTTCGCCCCAACTACAGAAAATTGATCATCATACTCACGGTTTACCTCGGAGGTGAACGTGAGTTCGTTCTCCAAAACCATAAGAGCTTCATTGGTGATCTTACTAATCGTAAGTAAGGTATTTGCCATTTTATTTCCTTCGCGTCATAGACGCATTAAATCTGTTTACCTAATCTTGCCGGCTTGTCTAGCCGCTTTCCATGCTGCATATGTCCCATGAAACTCCCCTTTGGAATTCACAAGATTATCAGCGGTTGCGTTGCTTGACTTGATAGGGTTGATCGGGGCTGGTGCCTTGCTTTTTACCACAGATCGCTCAGGCTTGCTAGTTTCAGATTTCTCAAACTTTGCTTCCAGCTTGCCAATAGCTCTCAACGCTTGAGCCGGCGTCAAATCATTAAAGGTTCTGGCCTGATCCTGATTTGATGCAAGGTGATACAGGATTTGTGGTCCTACGTCTGACTCTAATATCGCGTCCCGAATGTGATTCGGTACAACGACATCGCTTGACGCCACCATCTCATCAAAATCGTCAATCTCAGCTTTTGCCGCTTCGAGCCGTTTGGTCCAAGTCTGAACGACTTTCGCCTGTTGCTCTTGCGCTTTCCTTTCTAGATCCTGCCGATCTCGCTCTTTGAGTGCCCTTTCAGCGCTAAATTCAGCCAATGCTTCTGCATATTCAAAAGCATCCGTGAATTGATCCGGCGTCGGTTTGGCATCAGCAACAAGAGCCTGTCTCGGCGCCTGTCCTTGCTCCAAAGCCGCCAGCCGTGCTTCCAGTGCTTCCCTGGCATCACGTTCACGCTGGGCGTCTGCCCTAGCCTGTTCGCGTTGCTTCGTAAGCTCTGAAAACCGCGCCTTCAGCTTGCTCGGTTTACCTTCGTTCTCTATGGCTGGTGCTTCATCTTCTGCTTCTGGCTCATTCTCAACCTCGGATTCGATTGGCTCTGCGTCATCGGCAGCCTCAGTCGTTTCTTCGGGAGCTAAGTTCAGTTTCTGTGCAAAAAATTCGGCTTGATTCTCGCTTGTGACAACTTGCGTCGTCTCTCGTTGTTCGCTTGACATGGTTACCCACGGATTTGCCCGGTGAAACGCGCCGGTACGATTGCGTTTATATAACCCGCTTTTAGATTGGTGTCAAAGACTATTGCATGAACGGGTTTTGCCCTTGATCAACGTCCGACACCGCAAACTCTGCCGCCATCATCTGTTCAGCATTGCGACGCTCAATCTCTCGAGCCAATGCGTCGATGGGCATATTGTGAATCAGCAGGTTAACCAGCGCATCAATCTCGGTCTTGTTCTGGCTTGTAATCGACCTGGTGTTTTGGTCATTGACCCGGACCTCGGCCATTGTCTCGGTGTTGTGAGCTCGAGCGGTGACATCCATGAGCTTGCGTTTATTAGCGCCTTCTTCTTTGATCTGCGCCACTTGACCGCGGTTGTTGATCTCAAGCTGCATTGCTTGCATTTGCTGCTGCATTTGCTGCATTTGCTGCTTGGCTTGTGCGAGCTGCATCTGGACCTGTGGCGGTATATCCGACTTCTCATCAATCTGCGCCAGCGGATTCACCGCTGCCAGCCGGTCGGCAATGATCTCGGCGCCAGGGAAATCCATCTGCCGGAAGACCAGATCGCCAGCAGCCTGGAACAGCTCTGTGCTTGCGCCGATGAGCGGCATCATTGCCTCGACCGCTTGGATGCGCCGTGATGCGTAGCCAGGACCCGTGTCCATGCTGACGTCGTACTCGCCAACAGTCACGTCGTTAAGCACTCTCCCAACTTGGGAGGCTTCATTGATGGTGATCAGATCTGGCTTGCCATCAACGCCGATGATGCGCATAACGCGCTCAGAGTCGTAGATCTTGGGGATCAAATCAAGAATGATGCGACCAGTCTGGGCAATGGATTTGGTCAAATTATCGTAGTAATGATAATTCGTCATATCCGTCTGCTGCTGCTGACCGTTCAGCGCTTTGCCACTGATGTTGCCGGTCGGGAGCTGCGCCGGATCGAAGATGCCAACAACCTGCTGTAGATCGTTGCTGACAGCCTCGGCAGCGCCCATGATGCCCAGCGGTGGTGGCTCGGGTTGCAGGCGCGTCGGCACCGGAGCTGTGCGCCCCTCAATGTCGGTCTGCTTGTATCGCAACACCGGCGTGGCTTTGATGTTAGCCGCTGCCCACTCATTCTCGTGACCCTCGTCCTGCCCTTCTGCCAAAAGCCATTTAGCTTTTGGTGCGAGCGCAATCGCCTCGGTCATTGAGGTTTGCCAGAAGTTGTACATCTTCTGTGGATCTTTGGCGTATCGCACTAGACCGTACTTGATTGACTTGCTGTCAATCACGATCCGACCACCGTAGACCGGCACCACAGGAATAAACTTACCTGGCCAGTCGCGCTCCTCAAGAATCTCCATTGCGGTGAGCTTGCACCACTTCACAACCTTCTTGTAGCTATCACGCTCGCCAACGACCTCAAGCCCGTGCGTGGCCATAAACTCCTTGCTCGGGAGCTGGTCCTTGAACAACCGAGATTTATCGTTTAATAGGTACAACTTGGCCGGTGTTCGCTCGATGTAAAAGTACTCAGCGATCCGAATATCTTCTTTGGTCACCCACTCAGGGTTGCTGTCGCCATTGCCGCGACCGCTAAAGTTGCCGCCAGCGTCTGCGTCTGGGTATAGGTCGCTGAACTTATCCTTGCTCATCACGGTCGTGATAAGGCAACGCTCTTGGTCAGATCCGTCTAGCGCCACGCTGTTGGGATCGAAGTAGACCGAGAAAGGATTCTCAATAGGGTTGATATAGATCTCTTGATCAAACGAGTCAGGAGCCGTGTAATCGGTGACCACTCGCCAGTAACCCCAGCCCATGCGCACAGCAGACTCAAACGCTTTGTCGTAAGCGCTATCAGCATCGCTGTTGGTCTCAATGTGCCGGCAGATACCCTCGACAACCTCGGCTGTTTCTTTGTCGGCGTAGCTGTTGCATGGATGCACTTTGATTCGGGGTCGCTGCTGGCGCTGCTGGTTGGCGATCTGACGGCAATAGGCGTCGAGCTTGTTGATCGTCAGGCACGGCCTGGCTTCCAGGTTCCTGCTGTTTTGTATCTCAACCGGCCATTGATCGCCGCTGACGAAGCGCAGATCGTCCAGCGCATCTGATCGGTTGTTGGAGTCGGCTTCGTTGGCCAGCCGGAGAAAGTTCATCGCGTCTGCAATGCGGGAATCGTTCCCCTCGCTTTGATAATTTGCCATTTCAGCCCATCCAGTTCGTTGGTAACGTGAAGGTTACTTGTTTCTTGCGTTGCTTTGGCTCGTTGACCATCAGTCCGATGTATCTAAACGCATCTGCGCCGTGCGAATAATGGTCGTGAAGTGGTGACTTTGAGAATCCACCCGTCTCTGGGTCGACTTCGTAGCGGTAATGGCGCAGACAGGTAAGACCCTCTGCGCAGGCTTCTCGGTCGAACCAGCAGTTGTTGAAAATAGTTCGCGCAGCATTGATGGAATCAGCAATTGGCACTCTCGGAATAATTCGTGTCTTGTATCCCGCCGCTCTGACAATCTCCTCAATAGATTTGCCAGCAGCGGCAAGCGTTTTGTTCTCAGCGTCGTGCGGAAGCCACAACGTGTCGTAATGGTATCCAAACGTCTGCAATTGCGCTAGGTAATAGCTGATTGTCTTTTGATTATCCTCCATGTAACGCAGCAAACGCGTTTCCATGCCGACAAACTGCAAGAACCAGATTGCCGTAGCGTCAGACCATCCCAGGTCAAACACAGCGTGAACAGGCTTGCTAGGATCGAACGGAACCCGTCCAATGCGCCCTTGAAGCTCGGCATCCTGCATCTCCCTGGCAAACACTGCACCGTCGACGGTCTGCCGGCATATGCCCTCCCAGACGGTGTTGTAAGCCTCAACGTCCCGCTCTTTGAGCGCGTCCTTCTCAGCTCTTAAAGTCTCTGGGAACCAGGGGTTATCGCTCCAGTTGATCTTAGTGACCACACAGTCAGCAGGAGGATGCACCACAAAGCGTTGGAACGTCTCATCAGTCTCCAGCTCCGGGTTGAAGCTGATCCAAATCTCCGAATCTTGTTTGCGAATTGTCGGGATTAAAACATTCCATGACATTCGAGAAACTGACTGGGCCTCCTCGACCCAACATACATCAACACCTTCGAATGATTTTATGTTGGATACATTATTCTTTAGTCCAACAAAGAAGAATTCAGAGCCGTTTTTAGCTCTGATTGACGTCTGGGTTATTTCATAGAACCCATGCAATCGCAATGATTCAATCTGATCGCACAATAGCTTATGCACCGAATCACGGATTGACGTCTGAAATTCACGTGCGCATAGAATGCGAGTGGGCTTTGATGCACCAATGATCAACAAAGCCCTGGCAATCGCCCAAGACTTGCCGCCACCTCGACCGCCATACGCTACCTTATACCGATGCTTGTCAAAAAGAACCGATAGCTTCTCAGGAAACTCGGCATTTGAGACGGCATAATCAATTTCATTCACTGGGCTTAACAAAGGTAACTTTAATGCCCTCAACCGGCGATCCGTCTGGATTGCTCAGCACGGTCGTGTTGCGCTCGCCCCAACCCATCTGGGCTTTGGTCCACCAGATTAAGCTGGTTGTATCGCCGGCAACGGCTTTTGAAAAAAGTGTTTTGGCAATGTGCCCGTTTGCCCTGGCTTTACCGACGTCCAGCTCGTGCCGATAGTATTTCCTGAGCGTTTTATCGTCGATGCCAACCAACGTGCCAATTTGTTCGTGCGGAAGCCCCAGACCACTGCTGGATTCAACCAAACGACGCGTTTCGGGAGTGGGTTCGTGTGCAATCATTTTCTTAAGGGGAAATGTTAGGGTT